ATCCGATCCTACAAGTACAACCCACTCATAGTCATCAGGATTCATGTCAATATCGCAGTCTCTCTTCAATACTTTTTTAAGACTGGCATCTGAACAAAGTTGGAACTGATCAAAATCAAAATCAAACTCTGTTTTAAAATTAGTTTTACTAGGTTTAGTTTCTACTAATGCAACTTTAGGCATATAATTTACTCTTTAGTTTTATAACTTGAGATTCAGCTAATGCACCCGCATCCATGTTCTTGTTACCAAAAGATATGTTACGAGTATCGAGTCCTACTGACTCACATAGCTCCCTTATTTTTACAGAGCTAGATTGCCCTGCTTCATCATTGTCAAGAAAAATATCTATGCCGTCTACTCCTGATACGGAGAGAACTTGTAGTTTTTCTTCATTGACATTCTTTACTCCAAAGCAACATACAGCATTTGTAAGTCCTTTGTCATGTAAATTAAGTACATCAAACATTCCTTCTACTAGAATTATTCTTCCATTGATAGGAGTTACTACTGGAAACAAAGGCAACTTTGCTCCTGGAGGAGTATTTAAGTACTTTGGTTGTTGATCTGTTTGAGTACGAGATTGAAATGCTACTATTCTACCCGAACGATCTGACACAGGAAAGCATATTCGACCTAAAAAGTCTTTGCCTGCATGTATAAAAGCATCAAAGTCTCTATATGTTTCTGGGCGAATATTTCTCCAGTTTCCTACATAAGGCATGTAGCCTTCGGGCATTTGCAATCCAATACTCTCCGATCTTACTTCATCAATTTTCTTTTTTAATAACTGTCTTTTTATTTCCATCTTGTTTGCTTTCTGTCCAAAATGAGTGAACAGATTGCCTTTAAATCCACAAGAAAAACAATTAAATATACCAGTTACTTGGTCAATTCTCATGCTGGGGTTACGATCATTATGATCTGGGTGAAGACATCGAACTACGAAGTCTTTACCTTTTGGAATATATGCAATATCTTTTGAGTTGAGTATATCTTCTACATTCATCTAATTACCAGTTCCGTATAATATTTGCTATAATAAAACAAGCACATACTACATTTATTAGTACTATAAAAGTTCTGGCTATTGCTACAGAGTTGTCGTATTCTGCGGTTTGTTCGTCTGAAAAACTGCCTATGGCAAATTTCCATACATTCCACAGTTTTTTAATAGTCTTCATCTACTCCGAATCCTGCAGAAGCAAGAGCGTCTCCATCCCAATCAAAAAGATCGTTGTCGCCATCATCGTAATCAGAAATACCGTGTACTTCTATCTCAACTATTCTTTGTGCGTAGGTATACTCGTCGAATTGTGCATCATCAAACTTATCAGAATATTTTGATAGTTTTGCGAGTATTAAGTCTGCATGCTCATATTCTTCCGAAGATAAACTTACTTGCAGTCTTTGAAATAGATTTTCTATTGTCATCATTTTGCCATTCTCGATATATCTATAGCCTGTTGGTCTGAGGTTACTGGAACTGCATTTGATTTATGCATTGTTGCTATTCCTCGAACAAGAGTTCCTGTGTATTGTTGTGGTTCTTGTCGAGGGGTAGATCCAGTTGAATCATCTCTCGACGGGTATTTGATGTCGGTTTCTCGTCTAACATCTGCATACGTCTTCGGTTTGTTTGTTGTTGATTCAACAAACGCCTTTGGTGAGTTCTTTTTGACACTTAGCCTCCTTCTTTTGCGTCCTGATGTGGTATAGTTTAGACTGCCGTAAAACATTCCCATATAAAAGTCTCTAGTCAAGTAAGCATATATTATACTTGATTTTGTAAAAAAAGTCAAGAATTATTTTTGACAAGTGCACCGAATTTATTAGTTACTTACTTCTACAAAGAAAGAGCCGTTGTGCTTTTCAATATGACACACATGCCGTCCATCTATTGTTGTTTCGTAATCTATAAAAGGTCCTCCACTTGGATCAAAACATTTTAAATCTGTATAATCTATTTCATCTTCTTCCATTCTTTTAAATCCTACAGTCGCATAGTCTAAAGACTTGCCACTCATGCGAAACTCGTATGTATTATCATCTACTGGATGCCAGTAGTATTCATCGTCATAGCGATTTCTATAAAGCGTGCTGCTTTCCATTTAATATCCTTATTAATTACAAAAAAACCCTCTTCATGATATTATACACGAAGAGGGCTACAAATGTCAAGAAAATATTAGAGGTCGTCTATATCTTCACCTGTTTTGTGAGAGTTAGCTTCACGTTCTTTTGGAGTCAATGCGGTATCAGGGCCAATCTTTAAAGTTTCCCAATCCATACTAGAACTAAAAGACTTCATACTGGCTGCTCGCATTTTTACACAATTAAATGTAATACAAGCATCTTCCTGATCCCAAGTTTCCAGAGCGTAAGCTGCATCTGCGGCATCAAGAATACCTTTTGCAAATCTGGCTTCACCAGTTGCATCAGTTTGGTAAGGAGAGAATACTGTGCATTCATACTCCTGAGCCATAGACTTGAGTGCCTTTGATACTTCAATCTGTTCTGTCCAATCATACTGTCCTCCGCGTGAAGGAACAGTAGAACGTTTGACTTGATTGATATAATCTACAATGATAACTCCTGCTTCTATCTTATTGACTTTTTTATCTAACTCTGCACGTATTTTAGCAAGAGTTAAACTTGGATCATAAATTACATCTAGCTGTTGAGTCGGGAGAAGCTCATGCTGAGTAGTAAGTTTATGATGAAAGTCAGAGAAGTTTCGTTTTTCTCTGTATTCTTTTAATCTATCTTGTCCTTCCTGGAAACGACTTGCCCACCAACCAGCTACCTTTTCCCACTCAGTAACAGATAAGTTCTGTGTACGAAGTCGAGAGTAAGGTACTCCAGTTGCAATAGAACAACAACGTTGCAATATTGATCTACTATCCATTTCGATAGTAAAATATATTGCAGAACGACCAGATTGAAATACATTATTTGCAATATTAGAGCACGTTAGAGACTTACCAGAACCTCGCTTTCCTCCCACAAGAACCAAATCTCGGGGGGAGAACTTGATTTCGTGATCGTAATCAGCATTGAGACCTAGACCAACATATTTGCTAATCTCTTCCTCAGGTTCAAACAACTCTATACGTTGCATACTTTCTGTTGGAACTTCAAGGTCAACCTTGTCTTCCACATCAAGAACTATTTGATGAAGTTCTTGTACTGATTCCTCTGCACTTGCAAACAATACAGAGTTATCAATATACTTATCAAGAGAATTTAATATCTCTTTCTGTGTATATTCATTCTTTAGATACTCAAGTAATGTGGTGGGGTCAATATCTACTTCGACAGCTTCTAAAGCGAAGACTTTGTCGCGAGTAGCTGCATGACGAATACCTAACTTAAGATCATCAAATGTAGGGAACTCATGAATAGTTTCACAGTGCTTATCAATGTGATTATACAGTAGATGATATTCTACAGGCAAGTACTCTTTACGCAGATAGCTCCACGTTTCAAAGTCACGCAGTACAATACACTGCTTGATTAAAGCACTTGAAATATTCAATCGTTCCCCCGAACATAAAAAAGGGCTGACCAGAGCAAGACATAGTCAGCCCACCTACACAAAAGTGTAATTACTGAGCTGTTTTAGCTGCCTTAGCGGCACCATCATAATCAGCTGCAGTTAGACTTCGGCGAGTAAGCATAGTCTTAACGCCTCGAGCAGTTTTGCCGATAGATTCAGCAATAGCCTCTACAGTCATAGAAGCAACATCAACGTCTGCCAAAGGATCTACGTTAGAAGAACCCTTTGTAGTCTCTTGACGAGGAATAGCAGCAATATCGCCCGATCGGAGCAATGAAAGTGCCTTACCACGTACTGAGTTTACAGAACGATCGAGAGCTTCTGCAATGGCTTCGACGAATGCACCGTCATTTACCATCTCAACGAAAGTAGTCTCTTCATCTTCTGAGTAAGTACGCACGGACTCAACCTTAGGAGCAGGTGCAACATGTCCAGTCAACTCCATAGACAAGATTTTGCCTTGGATAGACTTAGGTGAGAAAGAACCGCTTTCGAAGTGCTCTGCGATTTGAGCATATGTATACTGACCAGAATTGTCAGTTACGAAAGCGTGGAGGGTAGCTTCTTGAGTCTCAGTAAAGGACTTGCCTCCTGCACTAGAAGCTAATTCTACTTCGTAGCCCATCTTTCGCAATTTGCTTGAGATAGAACGAGTAGAGGTTTCAAGCTGGTCTGCTGCTTCTGCAACAGTTGCTTGAGATACGGGCGACTCTTCGCCCACAAAGTTTGTTAGAGCGTCTGTACGCTCATCGGTCCACTTAGGAAGTGCCATATTTATTTCTCCAAAAATGATCTTAGATCAGTTACTATAGTAACGCCAGTTTGTCTGGCTTGTCTTGTTTTAGCAGACTCTACTCCGCCTTCATTGACGAGTATGTCTACCTGTTTTGTTAAACTGGCTTTTACTTCGTAGCCAGCTTCGTTCAAAGCATTTGTAGCATCAGCTTTGCTTTTGAAACTCTTCAATCTACCACTAATACATACAAAGCCTTTACTAGAAATTACAGGCTTTCCTGAAAAACTCCAAGAGTGTGGTAAAACTTCATAGAAGTCTGGAAACTCTTGGGTTAACCAGTCAAGTAAATTACCAGTAGCCTTTGGGCCTAGACCCGCACGTTCACAAGCATCTGCATTAAGTTCATGAATAGAAGTTATAGTCTCAGACAGCTTCCGTGTTGCTGTTTTTCCAATTAAAGGAATGCCAAAGGCAGGTAAGAGAAGCTCCAAGGGAGCCTTACACGAGTTAAGAATCTCCCTTGCGAGCTTGAGTGTCACTGCTTCAGAGCCCAACGATGCTAAGATACTCTCGGTCGTGGCGAGGTAAATATCAGATGGGCAAGTCCAACCAAGTTTTTCAATAGATGCAGGCCCGAGACCTTTGATCTTTATTGTCTTGGCAAAGTGTTCTACCGACTTAGAGTTTTGTGCAGGACACAAACGGTTGCGGCAGTACAAGGAATCATTTACCCAATCTAGCTCATTACCGCAAGAAGGGCAATGTGTAGGGGCTAAGATTTCTTGTAACATAGACTACTCCGATTAAGTGAAAAGATATTATACGAAAAGTTGAGCAAAAAGTCAAGAACTATTTTTCTGAATGTCCACTCTTCTGACGATTCGTGGAATTATTTCCCCACTTCGTATAACTTCAACATTACAACCTATCTCTAGGTTGAGAGAGCGAATGTACTCAATGTTGTGTAGAGTTGCACGGCTCACAAGTGCTTCCCCCACTTCGACTGGGCGTAGGATAGCTACTGGTGATACAACACCTGACTTACCTACTTGCCACACAACATCGAGTAATTCTGTAATCACCCCCTCTTTCTGCTCTTTCAGAGCAAAGGCACCTCGGGGATGGTGAGCTGTATATCCCATTTTATAAAATGAATCGTAACTATCTACACGGTACACCTCGCCATCTGTTGGGTAGGCGGATGAATCGAAGTCCGTGACGACGTTAAATCCATTATGAGCCAAACACTTCATAGCTTTACTAAAGCTGACATCGCCTCTGCCTTGGAGATCATAAGCCACAAAGCAAAGATTCTTAGCACGAGAACGAAACTCAGACATATCTTTTAGGTTCAAAGAACCTGCTGCATAGTTACGAGCGTTTGGTATGTCGTTAGGTGCAACGACTTCGCCACTAATCTGAACTGTGTCCAGAATCTCGACGATATTTGGGGCTAGCTCTTCTAGTTTTAACGTAATATCTCTACCGAGATTACCATCTCCACGAGTAAGAGCTTGTGCTAGATGACCTTTAACATAAGTTAAAGATACTGCCGCCCCATCTAGTTTAGGAGTACGCACATAATTTGTGCTTACAAATTCTACTTCATCTAAATTAAATATTTTTTGCAACGAGTACATTTTAAACATATGTGGAATACCATCTGTGACGGTATGCCCAACATAATCATAACTGTACTGCTTTGCTAGTGTATCAAACTCTTCATCCGAAATAATCGGAGTTCCAGCATAATACATAGCAGACGCTTTCTCTAAAAAAGAATACATAGATCCCTCACTAATATATCTATATTATACGGAAAAATAAAAGAAAAGTCAAGAACTATTTTGTATAAACGTCCTTAATCATATCTGAGAAGTGTTCCTCAATTATGTCCTTACTTTCCGCTAAAGATAAAATTTCAACTAGCCCGCTAAATAGTTCTCTTGAATTACTAAAATCAAGAGGCATAGCTATACCCTCTGTACTCGGCTTCCATTCCTCTGTAAAATCGAGATAATACTTCCTAAGATGTAGATACTCTACGCCTCTAAAATTATTTATTGTCAATCGTACTTGTACTTCTTTTTCTGTGTCGTAGTGTATGATTCTCTCATATACTTCGGGTGCATTATGCAACTCCATGTCAGCCTCCGTTTCTTAGAACGGATGACAATGGAACTACACTTGTCACATTTGCAGGTTTAAGAAGTCGAAAGGAGTCAGTATCCCAACAAAAGAGTAAAAGAGTCTTTTCCGATTCCTTCGCTCTGTTCTTTTTGTTCTGGATATAGGGCGTGCTGAAGTCCAATGTACAAACATTGTATTTCAGTTTGTTACTGTTTTCACTTCGATAAGTAATAACAGCATCACCATACTCATTTACGAGCTGTGCTAGTTCTTCTTTTTTCACATATGCTCCTAATGAAGCGGGTTGGCAGAATCTTCTGTCGTACCGTCTTGCTTAGGTATGTGAAGGTGAGGGACTTACACCTACGGATGCCCTCAAAGATTAGCTATTTACTGCTGTGATAAGTCCTGCAAAGTACATTGCTGCTTTACCTGTCAATTTGCTAATGATTTCATCATCAACCTCTTGACCTGCATCAGAAATAGCTGCTGTTAGAGATTCGATAGCTGCTGCTTTTGATATCCGAGTCCCACTACTCGATGTAGACTTCGTCCCACCAGTAGCGGGTGCTTTCTTTACATAAACACCTGCTTTCGTAAGAACCATGCGAACACCGTTTGGTGATTCACCATGCTCTTCTGCAATTTCTGCGACGATCTCCATGCTAGTTTCTGGAGTTGGGTTAGCGTTTTCGTAGGCTTCGATAACCTCTGCTTTTTTCTCGTCTGTCCACGCCATTTTACGTTTCCTTTTAGTTGTTGAATGTGGTGCTCCAGGACAAGTACCTAGAGCTTGTATTTGTTGTTGGTAGAATCTATCACCCATCTCTTGCTTTCCACCTCAGCTTGTCGCCATCAGTTTCAAACTTTACCATTTTCATTGGATCCTCTTCGATGAAATGAATACTCTTAAAGGTAAGTTCAAGCATTTGAAAGTATACTTGTTTTGCTTTTGATCTGAACTCTTCGTCAGGCCAAAGGTCAAAAACATTCCAGTATTCTTTGTCAAATCTGCAAACTCTTACTTGTTGTTTCAGTATGGGGTGTAGCCCCATAAACTCTTGGGCTATCTCCGCACATGCTCGTAATCTTTGGCTTCCACAGATAGGATACCAATTAGGCATTACAAGTATGGGTGCTTCGATACCATTTTGAAATAAATCCTGTACAAGTTCTTTTTGTAGAGGAATATTCTTGTAGTTTTCTGCAAAAGTTTCTTGCTCCAGCAACCACCCAACTGGCTTAGTAAACCAAGTGACTGGTGGAAACGCAATAAGTTCTGCAATGTTTTTATCAATTCTATTTGTCAAAGTGGTTGTCCACTACTGCTAGGTATCCACCCAACACAGCAAGACAAATTCCAAACATAAAAAAGCCAATCAAAAAAGTTTCCATAATAGTCTCCTCATTTCTATACTATATATTATAAGTGACATAACAAAAGAAGTCAAGAAATATTTTTAGATACGTGATAAATCTACACCATACTTCTTGAGGTGTTCAAGTTTACCTAAATCATACGCAAGTTGATAAGCATTGAAACCTCCCGTTCCAACATTATTCCATACATCTAATTCATCTCGTACTTTCTGAATTACATAGATACCATAACACTTACTATCATACTTCTTTTCATAGTTTGTGTCTTGAAAACCAGACCGTTCTGCTTGATAGTCCACAGATAATTCATGTTGTACTATTGCAGGAGCAGAGTATCTTGCAGACCAAACAAGCTCGCCTTCTGCAAACTCTTCTGCAACGCATTCATCTGGCAAGTAATCTACTTCTTGGTCGGTTTTTTGTGGAACTCCCACTCTTTGGATAATTGCTTTAACGAATCCAGAAGATCTGTAGAGTCCTTTTGCGATTTCTGCGATGGAGTCTCCTGATAGAAACTGTTGAATTGTTTCAGAAATTTCTGCGCTTGTAGCTGCTCTTCCTTTATTCTGAGCTTTACGCTTCTCCCTATACAATTTTTTATCTTCGTAATCATCAATAATATTCTGAAGTCGCGTAGTATTGTATGCAATATTTAGCATAGAACACGCTTCTTTCTTTGAGATAGGTGAATCTGCTCGTAGTTCAGAAATCACTCTTTCAATGTTTGCTGCTGTTAAGTTTTCGTGATCTTTCTTTTTAACTCTCGGCATCTTCTAACTCTATCTCCAACTTAAATAATAAACAACAAAGAGCGTGTGCTAGATGAGACAGCTCTGTCTCTGGGTCTAGTTGCTCTCCATCCATATGTGCAAAAATATGTCGCAATGCTCCTGCCGTATAACGACTTTGAAGATTATCTAACTTACGCCAGTTTTCTGCATCATACTTTTCTGCTCCAAAAGTAAGCACCTTTGCTACTTCTATTACTGCTTTTGGGGGTAATAAATTCATTTTTGGTTTTTCAGTATCATACTTAATACCTTCTTCTTCTTTTTCTTCTTTTTTGAAAATATCAAGAGGTTTAAATGGTTTACCTCTTTTTGTGTAAACTGGATCAGGTATAAATTTTTTCATTCAACTGCCTCGGCAATTGATGGAAAGTGTCCTTTAATTATTTCCCAACATTGATCCGCTACTATCATATGCTCTTTCTGAGTACCATGACCCCGCCGCAATTCGCAATAGTGAATCCAACTACGAAGAGATCCTGCCATATAAAGAGTGCTAACTGTATTTCCTTCTGGTAGTATTGCTCTTGCTTGTTCTTTTGCAATACCCTGTTCTAAAGCCCAGTTATATTGTTTTTTAACTTCATTAATTACTTTCTTTTGACGCATCCACCATTCTTCATACAGTCTTTCATCAGGAGTTTTATTTCCGCCTTTACCAAAATCTTCTGAATCTAGTTCGATACTGTTTTGTCGATTCTTTGGATCTTGTAGTCTTGCTTCTCGTACTTCAAAATCTTGTTGTACTTCAGCGTATCTTTGGCTGAATTCTTGAAAGCTAAAACTTCTGTGACGTAGAATCTGGCGAGCAATATCTCGAGTTGTTACTATTTCCATAGTAATATGCACAATCTCAAAAGGAGACCAGTGCCCTTCTTTGATTAAATACTTCAACAGCTTAGGAGCTGTCTTTGTATTATTTTGGTTTTCAGGGTTACTTACTCTTGCTGCATATGCTACTAACTGCTCTGCTGTATGGCAGCCTGTACTACTGCTTGGCTTTGTCATCCCTACTAAGCTGACTTTGCTCATTTCTTTTTTCCTTTACTAAAGTTTCAATAACAGACATACTTAAAAACATAACAAGTAAGCCTGTAGCTATAATACTTACTGGATATATTACACATATTTTCCATGGGTTATTCATAATCCATCTGTCAAAATCATTCATTTTGCTGTTATCCTCTCTTCGTAGTCCGCAAGAGATTCATCCCACCAATCGGGAGTAGGTCTGTGTGACCAACTGGCAAAAGTAGCCTTGTCGAGATGATAATAGTCACGATAAGACTGTATAGGATTATCATAGTCTTTGAGGATATCAGGCATGGCAAGTCCGAATGTGGTAAACCCCACTCGTTCAAGGTGGACTGGGTCAGGTAATTTGTTGACAACTTGCCAGAAAGATTTGTGTTCTTTCCCATATCTGTATCGGTATTCCTCGGCTAGGGCATGAGCGTAACACCAAGTCCACTCATAGTTATCAAGAGAACAACGCGCCCAGATTGTACTTGGATGATTGTACATCATGCCCAAGTATGGTGTAAGGTTACGTTGTTCTAGGGGTAGAGTCTTCTCTACTTTTTTGTATTCGTTGAGTACTGCTGCCTCTTCTTTTTCAAGAGCACGTGGTACATACCCTAGAAGAGTATCTACCCAAATAACAGTACACAAGATTTGTGCGGCTTCAAGTATCATTTTATTGACGTGTTTGTCTACATGATACTCTGCACACTTATCAAGATTTTCGTCAAGATAAAACAGATTCATTTATATTCTGCACCTTTCATCTTTAGGTTTCGTTTGGCTATATAAACTTCGAGAGTTTCGTCACTTATATCGTAGTGCTCTTGAAGCAGTCGAGTCATTGCAACAACATCTCCAAGTTCTTCGTGCAAATTTTGAAGATGTTTCTGATGAGCATCTCCATGTCGTAAAACTTTTGAGCAGGCTTGCGTAAGCTCACCACACTCTTCCATCATAATGATAAGTATCTTTTCTTTATTCATGATAGTATTATACTACCATTTCACAGTGAATGTCAAGATATTATTTATACCTTTTCTAGTCGTACCATTAATCTTTCTGCTCTGTTGGTCACTTGTTTGTGCCATCTACTATCTCGTCCTTCTATAGCTGCTAATTTCCAGTCACCTATTTGTAAAGCCGCATTCATTTTTTTAAACTTACGAAGTCGTGTACGACCCATATTGAACATCATATTTACAAGTATTTCTCGTACTTCTCCAGGAAAACTAGTAAAAGTTTCTGATCCATACAAAGCAACACACTCATTTACAGCCAAACCGAGATCTGTGTCAAAGCACTCTTGTACGCGCTCAACTGATACTGGTTCTCCGACTTCGTAGTTATACTCAGGGTCTGATTCAAGTACGAGATGTCCAACTCCAAAGGTTTTATACCCAAGATGGTCCAAATAAATTTCATACACAACTCCTTCATCAATTTTTAATTGTTCATATACTGAGTCTCTATTCATGTTTTTTCCTATAATCTGCTACCGCAGCTTTGATAGCATCTTCAGCTAATACACTACAATGTATTTTTACTGGAGGTAGTGCCAATTCTTGTGCTATCTGTGTATTTTTTATAGAAGCTGCAGCATCAAGTGTTTGTCCCTTTACCCATTCTGTAAGTAAAGAAGAAGAAGCAATTGCACTTCCACATCCATAAGTTTTAAACTTTGCATCTTCTATTATATCATTTTTTACTTCTATTTGAAGACGCATAACATCTCCACATGCTGGAGCTCCTACCATTCCAGTCCCAACATTTAAATTCTTTTCGTCAAACTTTCCCACATTTCGTGGATTTTCATAATGATCTATTACTTTACTACTATATGCCATGGTCTTCTCCTAGGCCATGTAGAAACTTTCTCCACACCCGCATCTACTATTTTCATTTGGGTTTATAAACTCAAATCCTTCTTCAAATGTATCTTGTTTGTATACTAAATGAGAACCATCTAAATATAGCATACTCTTTGGATCTATGTGAATATTTTTTGCTCCCTGAAATATATGGTCGCCTTCTTGTGCTATGTAGCACCATTCCATCTTATATGATAAGCCATTGCATCCGCTACTTTCTACTTTTACACGAATACCTATTGCCTGATAAGGCATTACTGCTCTTTCAATTGCATTCTCTGCTGTTGGTTCTATATAAATCATAAACTTTTCTGAAAATAACGGGGGCCGAAGCCCCCGCTCTGGTTTAGTGTGTAATAGCTTTAGTTGTGCCTCTTCTTAAATCTGTCAACCCTACTAGCTTCCACTCATTATTTTTCTTGTCATATTCATGAACAAGTATAATGTTAGAATGACTATTTTGGAATTCAAGAATTCCTGTCCGGTCTTCAGATCCTACTACTATTACTTCTGTCATTGGTGTTTGTGGTCTACGTGCTCCGCCATCTAACTGGTAGGCGTGCTCGTCTCCATAAACAACACTTGGCATGGTAATTGCTGCAGCCAAAAAACTTATTAAAACCCACACTGATAGTTTAGAACTATCCAACTTAGTCTCCTCATGAAATTGTAACCTTTACTGGTTGCAACTCAACTGGGAGCTCTTCATGCAGATCTATACATAGCAGTCCTCGTTCCATATAAGCACGATCAATCTGAACGTGTTCGCTTACACCGAACGTCCGTGTGAAACACTTACCACTTAATCCTTTATAGATATATGATTCGTTTTCGTTCACCTCTTGTTTAATCATACCTGTTACGGTAAGAACACCTTTGTGAAGGCTAATATCAATATCGCCCTTATTCCAGCCTGGAACTGCTAGCTCCACTCTGAATCCATTTTCTCCGACTCTGAGAACATTGTATCGAGGATATCCACCATCAACTTGTGGTGCAAAAACGTTTGTGTCCATGAATCGGTCAAAACCTAACAAAAATTTATGCAGGTCAGCCACTGCTAACTTAGTAGTCATAAAGTATCTCCTTTTATGAATTGCGTCCTTTCGGTACGCTGGGGCTCTTTCGATGCCACCTGTTATAATATAAGTCTCTTAAAGGCGGACTTGTTGCCTAAAATTATTCGTCATCAATATCAATCACACCTTGATCTATTAAATATTGTACAGTATTTTCTATACCTTCTTGCCGTCCCAGAAAGAAAGCTGTCATTGAGCACCCAAACATGCAGAATGCAAAAATAAAGGTCGCTGTAAATAGTTCAATCATTGCTTTTTCTCCGATACTTTTTGTCCATGCGGTAATTATACTATAAGAAGCACATAATGTCAAGAAGTATTTTTGTGAGGTGCAGAGAAAAATACTTCTTGACTTTTACTCGTTCTTTCAGTATAATACATAGTATGAAAGATTACCAGAAGAGACCATGGAGTCACGAAGAACGTAAGTTCCTCAAAGAACATTACGGAAAAGTTTCAATGAAACGTATGTTAGACATTCTACCACATCGTTCTGAAAACTCTATACGAAAACAGGTACACTACTTAAGACAACGAGGTTGGACATTTAATTAAGGAGACCGTAATGGCCAAGAAAAAAAGAATGGGAAAAACAAGCTATACTAGCAAGGGTGAACGAAAGTCCTCTCGCGGATGTAGATGTGTAACTCCTACGCAACGGTTACTGAATCAGACAGAAGCATGGCTTAAGGGCAAGCGAGTAATGCTTGTTATAAATTCTGCTGGTCACAAAGCTGAAGCACAGACCGTATGGGGATTACCACCTATGCTAAGAAAAAAGGGTACGAATGCCGAAAGTAAGGGTAAGGAATAATAATGTCGAAGCGGCACTTCGAGTATTCAAAAAGAAATGTGCCGACACAATTTGGGATCTCAGGCAGAGAGAGCATTATACCTCTCCTTCTGAGAAACGTAGAACAGCTAAAAAGGCTGCAATTGCACGCAACAAAAGGAAGAAAAATGACACAGCACGAAGGTACTAACTTCGAGCTTGCAGGAGATTTCATGGAGGCGTTTGGTCAAGAGGTGAGAGATGAACCTCTGTGGCCTGACTTCTCCACACGAGAACTGCGGCTCGAATTAATTAGAGAAGAATACACAGAGCTAGAAGATGCTATAGATGCAAAAGATATGGTAGCAATTGCTGATGCTCTTACAGATTTACTCTATGTAATTTATGGAGCAGGACACGCATTTGGACTAGATTTAGATGCTTGTTATCAAGAAGTACACTCAAGTAATATGAGTAAGTTAGGAGAGGACGGAAAGCCTCTTAAAAATGATATGGGAAAGGTACTCAAAGGTCCAAACTTTTTTGAACCAGATCTTGCTTTTATACTCGGATATGAGTAAAACACTACTTATGAGCGATCTTCATATTGGATTTCGCTTTTCTCGTGCATCTGACATACTAAAAGTGTTAGACACAGAAAATTTTGATCGTCTCATATTAGTAGGAGATATCTTTGATATCGCACAAATGATGAAACGTCCTTACTGGGATGAACATCATACTGCTGTATTGAAAAAAATACTCAAGATTGCAAAAACTAAAGAAGTAGTATATATTATTGGCAATCACGATTATCCTTTATTTTATCTACAAGAGTTTACTAAAAAAATTGCAGGTCTCTCACTTCAACGAGAATATGTATATACGAGTGGAGAACGTAGAATACTTTGTATTCATGGAGATCAGCTCGATCGTGTAAGTAAAAATACACAACGTCTAGGAGATTATCTGTATCATCTAGGTCTTAACCTAAATAAATATATAAATTCTATAAGAAAAGTTTTTGGACTTCGTTACTGGAGTATCTCAAAATGGGCAAAAGATAGAGTAAAAAAATTAATTGCAAAAGCATTTAATATGAGTTCTTTACTTCAAAAATATAAAGATGATTATGATGCAGATGTAATTGTTTATGGACATACTCATATGCCTCTTGTAACAGAAAATGGAACTGTAATAAACATAGGAACATTTGTAGAAATTGCTACATATGTAACGGAAGAAGATGGAGTATTTACTTTACACGACTTGGATATATAAAAAGAAAAAAGGGGCGTTAGCCCCCTTTTTTATGCCTCTTTATCGAGGTCCCATTTAATTCGTACTTCGTTCTTTCTACTCTTCCACCACTTCCACAAACTTCTCTCTTCCTGCCAATCTTTCGCCCACTGTGCTCCGCTTCTTTCTGCATCTACAAATACTGCGTTGGTGAAAGCGAGAGGAATAATAACAGCAGCATGAAGAATGATACTCCATACAATGCTATAGTTTCCCAGCCATCCACCCCAGTATGCTGCAATAAGTGCAAAAAATGCACTCCACATTGAGAATAATACAACTGTGAAATATGTTTGTAGACTTGGGTCTGGTATGTATCGAAGTGGATTATATCTTGCATCCATTACGAGTAACCATGCGTCTCTCATAAAAAATAAAGTACTTCTTACTCTACTTGGTCTTTTCATTATAACTCCTTTAGTATTGCTACTGTAAGCATAAACCAGCTTACTACGTTGAGCATTATAAGTGCTCGATCTA